AGGTACACCATAAAAATCTACTAGATCTTTTTGGCTTGTCATTTTAAATGCTTTTCCAGCATTTGCTTTAGTTGTTGCAGTAGCAGTACCTGTGCCTGCTGCATTTGTCTTATCTTGCCCTGTGGCAACAACGATAAGAGGTGTTGTGCCTGGCTCGGCAGGTGTATACTGACTCTCGTCGATTACCGTAACTTGTACGCCGGGTGATTGAAGTGCCATGTTCCCTATTCTCCTGGTAATAGTTTTGCTCAATGTATTTAGCGGTGGAACACAAAATTGGCTTGTTTACCTAATTGAAAAAGGGGTCAAAAAGGTGCAGTTCTTTTAAATATGTATATGAGACCACTGTGTAAATGCGGATTTAGACCCCGTGCGATAAACTACAAAAAGGGCGATAGGATCTATTATAGAAGCCTGTGTGAGACCTGCATGGCACACGGGTTATCTCATGGAATACCTAGATGGCAACGTGCTGGTTACAAACTGAAATCGCAATGTGACAAATGCGGACATCGAAGTCCTCATCGTGAAGTGTTTAGGGTGTTTCATGTTGACGGCAACCTTGATAATTGCCGCTATAACAATTTAAAAACTGTGTGTGCTAACTGTGTCCTAACACTGAGTAAGGACGGTGTCCTCTGGAAACAAGGGGATCTGTTGGCCGATTACTAGGCTCTGTGCCTGCTTGAATAAGTCGTCAATAGTGCCATTGTTATCAATGACATGATCAAATTCGCTGCCTAACCACGCCCATTCTGATGCGTGTATTTTGCGCAGTTTCATAGCATTGATACCGATATTGTTGCCCTGATTAGCAGAAACAGCATCATCGTACCATTCAGGCAGCGCACCACGTTGAACCCAAACTATAACCCCGTTGGCCTTTTTTATGGCTTCAATTTCGTTAGGAAATCTGCAGTCTGAAATCACAATGTTGTCTTTGGAGTTTCTTAATTTATTTTCTAGGCTAGCGATCCAAATATCATCGTGAAAACTGCGACGACAAACTTCTGTGCCCCAGTATTGTAGCACCCATCGTGGAGTTAATGTAGGCATGTTTAATCGTGCAGCCCACCACGGATCTACCTGCTCTCGCCATTCTCGAGCTTCTGCCGTGCGCCCTTCTAGCAGAGTACGATCCCAACCAAACACCGCAGCCACAGAATCTTTCAGTGTGCTGGCAAATGATTCGCGTCTAAATTCGTGGAAATTAACAAGAAAGTCAGCGACTGTGTCTTTGCCGCTGCCGATAAAACCGCATATACCTATGATCATAAATTGTCTCCTATACAACAATTATACAATAGGTTTTTTCTAAAGTCAAATATTAATAGTATGGTTTTGGTGTTTTTGATTTACCAGTGTTTAATCGATTAGCTAATACGCTGGCTGTATTAATTGATTTCGTACGATCTGTTCTACGAGATGCTTGAACAGATGTTCTTGCTCTGGTAGTTTTCATACGCTGAGCTTTTGCAACGTTTATAGGAGTATGACATTTTGAGGGATGGCTAACCTGTCTACTTTTTCTTGGTCCAGATGTGCAACGAAACTTTAATTTTGCTTGACCGCCACGGGCAGTTTTTTTCCCTACTCCCCACACCATTTTGGCTTCGTAGTGCTGTTCATCTTGTTCAAATATAAATTCGCTAGCTCGCATGATTATCCGGTTATAAATGTATAGCCCATGCCGCCTGACACCAATGTGGCTAACTCTACGGTCAGTCTATCAATATCGGCCTGTCCTTCGGATTTCATTGCAGATCCATTTAGTGCTGTTCCGCCCTGCGGACCAGCTATACTTGCAAATTTTTCACGTGCCTGACCTAGCATTATCTTACAGTTGGCCAATGAGTAATCTTTTATCCATTGTCCAGCATAGGTATCAGTAATCAATGCAAAGTCTGGTCTAACGTTGTAGCACAACAGCATTACACTTTCTTCTGTTCTCGGACGTTGCTCTATGCGTAATTTTTTACTCTGTGAATTGTATGTGAAATTGATAAAGCTACCAAACATTTTGCCCACTAATTCCTGATACTGTGCAAAAAGTTCATAGGTTAATAATCCACCCATGTTGGTTGAACTTAACAGATATGTATTTGTATATGCTAGATTGAATGGTTCAAACACTGTGCCACCCGAACCACCGCCTGTGCGTGATCCTATGCTGCGACGATATATTTGACGTACCTGCTGTATTTCTGCAGGCAATATATATTCATTAGTGTCCACTAATAGATTTAGAAACACATAGCTTTCTTCTACAGCATTATCGCTGCGTTGTCGGAATACAGCTAGGCTTCGATTCAGTGCTGTTTCGTAGTGTATAGGATCTAATTCCACATCAATCATACCATCGCCTAGCATGGTTTTGCAGTAATCAAATACCTGTTGTTTTGCTTGATCGTTTGAGCTCATATAACTATTTATCTTGCGGTAAATATATGACTATGCCAAGACTCAGCTTATACCGTCCAGAAAAGGGCAATGATTACAAGTTTATAGATAAAAATATCTGGGAAATGTTCCAGGTTGGCGGCACTGATGTGCTAATACACAAGTATCTAGGACCAGGATCTGCCGGTGAAACCACGCCCTCTACACCAGGATATTCCAGCACCAGCGAAACACAGATACAGGATCTGCTGTTTTTAGAAAATCGCGATCGCAAATATGATCCAGATGTGTACATTCTACGCGGTGTTTACAACATACAAGACACAGATTTTAATCTCAGCCAGTTTGGTTTGTTCCTACAGAATGACACGGTATTCATCAGTTTCCATATCAATGACACTGTTGAAAAAATTGGTAGAAAACTAATCGCTGGTGATGTTATTGAGTTACCCCATTTAAAAGATGATCATGCTCTTAACGATTTGTCATTTGCCTTAAAGCGTTTTTATGTAATAGAAGAAATCAGTCGTGCATCAGAAGGTTTTTCAGTCACATGGTACCCGCATTTATATCGTGCTAAATGTAAACCACTGGTAGACAGCCAAGAGTACAAAGAAATTCTAGACGGTGTGGCCGGTGAAGGCAGCAATCTCACACTACGCGATGTGATGAGTACCTATGAAAAAGAAATGCAAATCACTCAGGCAGTGTTAGATCAAGCAGAATCAGACGCACCCAAGAGTGGTTATGACACTAGTCGCTATTATCATTTACAAAAAGACACAGACGGCAATGCAGAATTGGTCACTGTGGACAGCAATATAGTAGCGCAGTATAGTGCAGATCGAGGCGAACCAGCATTAGATGAAAATGGCGATCCGGTATTAGATGCGAACGGGGATCCGGTCTATGCAGGAGCCAATGCCAGCACACAGAATCAAACCATGGATGGCAAATACTATGACGGGTATATCACTGAAGACGGTATTCCTGCAAATGGTGCTCCATTCTCTGCAGGTATTGCATTCCCAGTTAGTCCCACTCTAGGACAATACTGCTTGAGAAAAGACTACTTACCAAATAGATTATTCCGATTCAATGGCACACGTTGGATCAAGATAGAGGATGTGGCTAGAATGACCATGAACAATTTAGGAACAGATGATGTGGTATCTGGACAGAGATTTGAAGGCAAAGATGTACGTCAAACACAGAAAACTTCATTTATCAATAACGATACCACTGCTAAGATTGATGGTAGAACTGTAAAAGAAAAACAAGGCCTCAGCAAGGCTCTTAGACCCAAGGCGGACGAATAATGGATGAAACAAATCAAGAACCAACGATAAAATATAAATGTGCCTGCGGATGTGCAAGACATTGTGGACAAAGTTGCACAGAATGCGATTGTTGTCCAGACTGTGAATGTAAATTATGTCAACAGGGCAAGGAATTTAATTAATGGATTATTTTTATGACGGGCAGATAAGACGCTATGTCACGCAGTTCATGCGTATATTCATAGGTTTTAAGTATAAAACGGGTGGCGACACACCTGAAGAGCGTCAGGTTCCTGTGATGTATGGCGACCTCACACGTCAAGTGGCTAGCATCATCAAGGACAATTCCGAAAACAAGATGAGTACCGTGCCTCGTGTGGCCTGCTATATCACTGGTCTAGAAATGGACACTGATAGGTTAAGTGATGCTACTTTTGTCAGCAAGGTTAATATTAGAGAAAGACGATACACGGATACGGACAATGACGGCATGGTTGAATATCAAAACATTCAAGGTGGCAACTACACTGTGGAACGATTGATGCCCACACCATTTAAGCTGACTATGAAGGCAGATATTTGGACTTCAAACACAGATCAAAAACTTCAGCTGCTGGAACAGATATTAGTATTGTTTAACCCCAGCCTCGAAATACAGACCACAGACAACTATATAGATTGGACCAGTCTCAGTGTTATCAATTTAAATTCCACAAACTTTAGTTCTAGGACAATTCCTCAGGGTGCAGACACAGACATTGATATATGTAGCCTAGAATTTATGATGCCTATCTATATTTCACCCCCTGCCAAAGTTAAACGATTAGGTGTTGTGAAAAGTATTATTGCCAATGTGTTTACAGAAAGTGGTGATATTATAAATCTAGAACAACTAATTTACAATAGAAGCCAAGGCAATGTTGAATCTATAACACCAAATCAATTCCGTGTGTTATTGTTCAAATCTAATAACGGTCAGCCCTATGATTATGATCTCACAATAGTAAATCCAAATGCAGCAGTAGTGGCCGCGGGTCTGGATCAGAAAGATTATCAAAATGGTGAACCGGTAGATTGGGCCACTATACTTGATGTGCAAGGTGGTTACACTGCACATAGTCAAACATTCTTTAAACAGGCAACTGGGTATGACATAGTTGGTACCTTTGCTGTGAATACTATAGATCCTAGCATACTTGTTGTAACATTGGATCAAGATACGGTGCCACAAAATACAGCAATTGCCAGTACTATTTCAGGTATTGCTGCCAGAGGTACCATTGATGCTATCATTGATCCTCTCAAATATAATCCTATCACGGTATATGGCAGTCGTGCTAGTATCCCTTTAGGTTTGAGATTCTTGATGCTGGATGATGTGAACCCAAGTCCAAATGTTGGTCTCAGTTACAATAGACAAGGTGACAGCTCTTCAACGGCCTATGATGGACCAGATGCTTGGAAAAATTCAGATGGTAACGATGCAGTAATCAATGCAAATAGCATCATAGAATGGAACGGATCGAGATGGATCAGTGTTTGGGAACCTGCCACTGGCACTGAACCTACATATATTCAAAATCTCAAAACTGGTATCAAGTATCGTTGGGACGGCGAACAATGGCTCAAAGCCTTCGAAGGTGAATATGCGCCAGGATATTGGGGCTTCGTACT